CTCCATAGCTTTTAAGCATTGCAAGATTCCTCACTTTCTTCATGTACCCAATTACCGGAGTAAAACCATTCCACCAGCATCTCTTTAAACTCTTCCCGTTCATCCGGTGTCCCGTGTAAGCATCTTTCCAGCGCATATTCAAACGCCCGATCTTCTGTTACTACCGTGTCTTTCTCCGGTCCGATACCTACATACATCATTCGTCCTCCATGCCGATAATTGCTTTTACAACATTTGCATCTAAAAAATACTTATCGTCATCTGTGTTATATGTGGTAAACTCAGTGTTTCTTCTTGATTCATACTCCTTTTCAGCCATTGCGATATACCCGATCAATGCATCCGTCCTCCCATCTAATCTGCAAAGACGGGAATATTCCTGTTCGCTTACATAAATTTTATTGTTTTCCATTGCTTATCCTCCTAAAATCTGTTACTATATTCTTGATTTTTTGTCAGAGTACCTACGGCTCCCCAGCCTTTTTGTAGGTGCTCATTTTTAATACCCAAACACCAGATACCACGCCAGCATCGCCAGTCCAAACCCGATCACGGATGCCGCGACCTTGTGCCAGTAAGGCTTGTCCTGCTCCGGCAGATCTACCGATACAGACCGGATGTCCCAGCTATTTAAGGTGTTTGGATGCTGGGTGGTATCGCAACGGTATGTTCCTTTAATCTCCATGCTTGTCCTCCTTTCTACCGCCTAAGCGGTTTTCTCTTCTGTCCTCTTTTCGAGTGTGTAATCAATTTTCACATGTTCTTGTTCTTCGATAAGAGATATCAACACTTGTATGATTTTTTCCATATCTGGCTTCATGTCATCACCTATCTTCCTCATAGTTTCTTGCTGTCAGAGCTTTCCGGTTTAATTTTTCTGCAAATAATTCAACGTCCGGAAGATCTCTGATCTCCACCTCTTTACCGTTAATTACTACGATGTTTTTTATAGTCACTTGCACCACCTCTCTAATATGTATGACGGATGGTTTGTCCGAGATATGTTGTCCATTCAATCCTATTTACGCTTCGTTCCAAACCTATCAATTATCATGTCTGTCACATCGGTAACAAAGTCCATGTTGACATCAAGTAAATGATCAACAGCTTTTTGGATAATGCTCATAGACTCCCGTGTCACCACAAGACTTGTAACGATTGATGTTATGATTGAGCAGATGATGCTTGCTATTACAATTTCCATGTTCTCCCTCCTTATTTACTCCGCCTCCGAGTCTCTGACGATCACATGATATTTCTTCGCCTGTCCATCGCACTGCGTATATGAGATTTCTCTTGGATATCCATTGTCGGCGTACCACTGTTTTACCATGTCAATCACTTTCGGCGCATATTTTCTTACAGTCCCTTGCCATTTCCCTTTAGACTCCCATGTTTCCGTGTACATATCTTCTGATAAATCCAATCTGCGAATAATCTCATTTACAGCTTTATCTGCCGGTTTGCCAGAACTCTGATAGTAAAGCCTTGCCTGCCTTGCAATATGTACCGTATCCACATACTGCTGATCCGCTTCAATTGTAATCGGAAGATTCACCCCTGCTTTCTCATAAAGTGATTTTGCTGTAAGAAGCTGAATCTTACTGTTACATCCTGCCGCTTGGAGCATCGGTGTTAAAATCTTCACAGCATTGTTGACACTGGCAAGGCGTTCATTGCTTTGTTTCTTCTTTGGCATTTCATAGGATCCAGTCTTACGGAGGGTGGG